CAATTTCATGATCATCACACCTCCAAGTCCCATCCCAGACGGGTTTAGGCTTTTGCCCCGACCCAAGGCCTGGAATGAGGATTCTGGCAACAAATCTCAGTGGACAGAGTTCCCTTGTACTTTTGAAGAGTTTCAAGAGACAATCGCATCTAAATATGCCTTGCAGGCATATAAATTTGTGATGTCCTTGCCTCTCAAAGACAAGCCTCTCTCCATCTGTCTTTGGCTGTCAGACCTCCCTACGTCTTGGGAAGAGGTTTCTGCCTCTGCCAAGTATGGGAAGATTTGTTGGCATGATGAGAATGTTTTCATCCTTGTCAAGGAAGATCTCTAAGTGAGCCCCTAAGACTGAAAGTCAGCACGTCGCTGACCTGATGTAACCGTATCCCTAATAGGGAGGTAGGTCATGTTGCTAATGCAACACCATCAGGAAGGTTTAGTGCGAAGACTTTCTACGATTGGCATTCCCAAATACACAATCAATCCCCTTGTGGGGTTGTTTGTCAAGTGGGAAACATGTTCGGGTGTGGATTGGACCATCCAAAGACTGAAAAGTCTCAAGGTTGATCTGATCCGTCGCCACTCAGGACTCCAACCTCTCACCTGGGTTCGCAAGAACCGTAAGGGTGATTTGTATGGGGTCTTGGGTTCCATCTTCCGGTGGTCGGACTTGTCCGACCGCCACTTCTCTAGAGCGATTCAGGCTTTTATGGCCTATTCGTTCTATATCCTTCCTAGTCTCTCTGAGACTCAGAAGGAGAAGTTCCTCAGTGGTATCAATCCCACTGTGGTTGATGATGGTCTGGATGATTGGTTCTACAGCCAATTTTCCAAGGCGGTATCCCAAGCAGTCCGGCGGAGGTCTGTGACTTATAAGACACAGCCCATGGTTACCTATCAAGGCTCTCCCGAGAAAAAGGCTCCACGCCTTTTTGGAAGGAAGAGTGTTCGCCAATGTGATAATATCCTGGATGATTTCCAGGTGTTTAACACAGATGGTGGGAGGTACCTCTACACCAAGTATACTCGTTTATTCGAGCCACTACTGGTTGGTGCCTCCGATAGGAGAACCCATTTGGATGTCTGTAAATCAAACACAGATTCCTTGGAATCTCGGTTTGGTCCAACAGAACCAGCAACTGTAAGAGGTGGAGAAATCCATTTCTTACAGGAACCTGGTGGGAAACTACGTTCAGTAGCTTCTCCCTTCCGACTTTATCAACAGGCACTTCAACCTTTGGGTAGAAGTATCTATGATATCGTTCGGGTTCTTCCATGGGACTGTACCTTTGATCAGTCAAAGGCCATTCCTATCATTCAGTCTCACCTTTCACAAGGTGGTGTGGTATCATCTGTTGATCTCTCATCAGCAACTGACCACTTCCCACTTTCAATTCAAGTGATTGCCCTTAAGGCAATATTTGAAGAGAAGGATTGGGATCACGTTAATCTCTTCGCAGAGATTTCTCGTGGCACGTGGAAGTCGCCTTTGGGTGACCTTAGATGGTCGAAGGGTCAGCCCTTGGGTTTATACCCAAGTTTTGGTGCCTTCACCCTCACGCATGGACTTCTTCTCTACTACTTGAATGGTTGTCGTCATGACAATCAATTCTTCGTGGTAGGAGATGATGTTGTAATTCTTGACTCTTACTTGAGTAAGTCTTACAAATCCATGTTGGACCGAATGTCGTGTCCTTGGTCAGAGGACAAATCCATCACTTCCAATAAACTCTCTGAGTTTGCTGGAAAAGTGATCACTCCAACTATGGTTATACCACAGTTGAAGTGGAGGAAGATATCTGATGATAACTTCCTTGACATTTGTCGTCTCCTAGGTTCACGGAGCCGGCACCTTCTCTCGGATCGTCAGAAGAACATCTTTGATCAGGTATCACACTTGTGTGAACCTATCGGGTTGAATTTCTCCCTTCCAGGTGATAACCTGGAGAGGATGATCCAACGAACGATGGAATTCTACAATCCTGAGAATGTTGTCTTAGCGTCCCTCATGGGCCTAAGAAGGAAGTTGAACCTTTTGGTTCATACATCCTCAGAAAATCTTGATGCTATTGAGCTTCAAGAACTTTCTGCAACCTTCGACGAGAAGGTTAAGTCTGCATTGTCTCGGACCATCTTTAACCGATGGGAGTCTTCACTCCTTATTGGTTTAGAAGGTTTTGAAACAATGCCGCAGGCTCTGGGTATTTCTCCCAGATTACCTTTGCGGGATAAGCAACCCTCACGGGTTACTACTCTTCAGAGGTATGAACGGACCCTCAATCACTGAGGACCCTGATCCAACC